GTGCAGCAGTCTACAACAAAAATGGGCAGCGCATTTGGGACGCTCGCAACACAAATAAAATCGCTTGCCCCCGCAGTATCAGCCGCCGCTTTTTTAGGTTTCTCTAAACAAGCCATAGATGCAGCTGGCCGCATGGTAGATTTGGCGCAACAAATCGGCTTTACGACCCAAGCATTGATTGGATTAGAAATACCGCTTGTTAAATCCGGCTCTAACTTGGAGCAGTTTGCCAGCGCAATAAACCTGATGAATGCCAATATCGGCCAAGCGGCTCATGATATTGACGGCAATCTGGCGCAAGCATTTAATAGGCTCGGCATTGATGTGCAAAGATTGCTTGAGCTATCGCCAGAAGAACAATTTTATACCATTGCTAATGCGCTGTCACAGGTCGGCACTCAGTTTGAGCAAACCGAAATCGGAAGGGCAATTTTCGGACGCGGTTTCGCCTCTTTAATCCCGCTTATCAAAGAAGCCAACGGCGAGATGGAAAAAACAGCCGGTGCAGTAGGTGATCTTGATAAATCTATGTCGGATGCCTTCAAAACGGTTGATGATTTTGGCGACTCACTTTCAGCGGCAGCAATATCTGCAAGAAATGAGTTTGTAGCATTGCTTGCTGTAATTATTAATATCATCAATGCTATTGGTAAAATCGTACCACCAGCAGATAGCCGATTTGCTGGCGCTTTCAATACGGCAAAAATAGGCACACCCTTGCCCGGCACACTAAGGGGAACCGTAAGCAATAGAAATCCCGGCCATTTTAGCGGTGAATTATACGGGCCTTTTTATGCTGGCGGTGAAATGCAAGGGCCAAACATGCCGCAGCGTCAAAGGGGCGGATCATCGGGAAGCCCATCGCAAAATATAGAACGCGCTGCAAAGGCCGCCGAAGATTACAACAGTCACATTGAAGAATATAACCGCGTCATGGCAGATGCCAAACGGCAGAGCGAAGCGTTTACCGAAAGCATTAAAAACAATTTATCGCAAGGCCTTACGCAAGCCGTATTTGCGGCAGATAGTGCAGGTGATGCATTTAGCCGCATGGCGATGCAAATAGCACAGGCAATCTTTGAACGCAGCGTATCGCAGCCGCTATCTAATAGCATCGTGGATGCAATTGACGGCTCGAGTATTTTTAATGGCCTTAGCTCAATGTTTGGCGGCTTCTTTGCGGAGGGCGGTAATCCTCCGGTGGGTAGGCCTTCTATCGTTGGTGAGAATGGGCCTGAAATGTTTGTGCCGCGCGTACCCGGAACAGTAATTCCAAACGGTGCAGGCATAGGCGGTCAGTCCGTCACTGTGCAGCAGTATTTTCAAGTTAGCAATGATGTTCCATCGCTGATTGAGGCGCATATCAGGAATGCGGCTCCGGTGATCGCAAAGGCCGCTCATGAAGCGGTATTCAGCAGCATCAGACGCGGCGGCAGCGCATCTAAAATCGTTGGTTTAAGAGGTTAATATGCCAGTAACAATGCCAAGTCTTTACGGCTTTGTGGCGGCCAGTAACTTTTATTTAGAAACCAACACGCAGCTTTATGAAAGCCCCATTAATAAAACGGTGCAAACGCTCGCACTTTCAGGCGCGAGGTGGAAAGCAGAGATTACGCTAAGGCGCATGAAGCCTACCGAGGCGGCGCAGTGGATTGCGTTCTTTTTGGCCTGTAAGGGTATGAGCGATACATTCCAGCTTGGTGATCCGAACTGGCCTAAAAATTACGGAGTCGGCACAGGCTCGCCCGTAGTAAACGGCGCGGGGCAAACAGGAACAAGCCTTAACATTACTGGCGCAACGGCGAACGTTATTAACTGGCTTCGCTCGGCTGATTATTTTTCAGTCAATGGCGAGCTAAAAAGACTTGTCGCGCCATGCAATACCAACGGCAGCGGCCAGACCATTTTAATATTCGAAGCGCCCCTTAGGAACAGTCCACCTAACGGTGCCGCAATCACGGTGATTAATCCCACAGCAAAAATGCGCCTTAGCGATGACATGCAGCAGCAATGGATGACGGATTTTAACGGAATCTATCAGGAAAAAACCTTTAGTTGTTTCGAGAGCATACCATGAGCAGAGATTTAGCCAGCGCAGCGGTTACTGAAGTTAATAAAAACTCTATTGGTGAGCCGATATTATTTGCCGAGCTTGATTTTCCATCGGGCTTTGTTCGCGCGCACACTTCTTTAGGAACAATCAACTGGGGTGGTTTTGATTGGCTTGGCGTTAGTACGCTAGGCAGTGTTTCAGCGGTTGAAGAAACGTCAGAGCTTCAGCGCCGCACGCTGGTTTACACCCTCACCGGCATCCCTAGCGCGATGATCGCACTCGTGCTTGATGACGACGGTTACCAAGGCAGAAAAGCTAATCTTTATTTAGGATTCAAAGACCCCGCTACGGGCCTGCTTGTAGCAACGCCAGATTTACTTGATAGCGGCCTGCTTGACGTTTCCGAAATTGAGGAAGGCGACACGCTGTCCGTAACCATCACAGCCGAAAGCAGGGTGGCGCAATGGGATAGACCCGTTGTTAGGCGTTATACCGATACCGATCAAAAATCACGCTTTCCCGGCGATAGGGGCTTAGAATTTATCGACCAAGCTGCACAAAAAGAAATCAACTGGGGCAGGCGCACCGTATGAGAATCGACAACTGGGAGTCTGCTTTAGCTAAATATATCGCAGATTCTCAAGGCCTGTCGTTTGTCTGGGGCGAGAATGATTGCACGTTATGGGCTGCAAAATGGGTTGATATAGCAACCGGCAGCACATTCTACAGCGAATGGGCGGGGCTTTATAACAACGAGGCGGAAGCGCAAGCGATTATCGCGGGAAGCGGCAAATCAAGCATCACTGAAATGATAGACGAACGGCTGCCAGCAAAACCAATTCCGCGCATCGGGCGTGGCGATATAGTGATGTTCAATGGCGCGGTAGGCATTTGCGAGGGCATAAAATCTGTGTTTATGCAACAAAGCGGCCTTGAATATGTGTCTACACTTCAATGTGAATATGGCTGGGGGGTTTAGATGCCTCCGGTCGCTGTCGCTGTCGCCGCTGCTGCTGCATCGGCGGCGGCCTCGTCGTCGCTTACGGTATTCGCTTTCGGGAGCTTTTATTTAGGCTCTGGCGCGCTGGGCAGCGCGATTGCAGGCGGCGTTGTAGGCTTTGCGGTCAATCGGCTCGGCGGGGCAGTAATAGGCGGGGGCAAGAAATCCCGTGCGGCTAGTAGTGGCGGGGGTTCGTTTGACGACGGATTCCGTCAGGTGGTCAGGCTATCTGATGCAAGCCAGAAGATTGTTTACGGCAGAACCCGTGTAGGCGGCCATTTGGCCTATATCGAGACTTATCCGAGCGCGCCTGATTCTGATGGCGCAACACAAACGGGCGATAATTTATTCCTGCACATGGCGATTATCCATGCAGGCCATGAGTGCGACGCGGTAGAGCAGGTATATATCAACGATGATTTAGTTACGCTTGATGCGGGTGGCTTCGTGAATGAAGCCCCGTATAAAAAAGACGGCAAATCTTACGTTAGAATAATACACCGGCTAGGAACGGATACACAGACCGCCATTCCGCAAATGCAAGCGGAATGCACTAATTGGACGGCAGACCATCGGCTGCGCGGACTTTGTTACAGCTATATCAGGATGCAATGGAATCCTGACGTGTTTGTAAATGGGATCCCGACGGTTAACGTAGTGCTGCGCGGCAAAAAGGTTTACGACCCGCGCACAACACTGGTTGCATGGTCAAATAACGCCGCGCTTGTTGCATGCGATTACCTGACCAGCAGAGATAACGTAAATATTCCTTACGGGTTTGGCGCAGGCGCAGGCGAAATAGATGACAGCTACACGATTGCTGCGGCCAATATCTGCGATGAACTAATCACAAAGCTCGATAGCTCTACAATCCCGCGTTACACCTGCAACGGCGCATTGGATACCGAGCAACCCGTTCTTGATAATCTTGAGATTCTTCTAAGTGCGATGGTGGGTACGGTAGCAACGCCTAAAGGGCAGTTTAGAATTTACGCAGGCGCATATAATACACCGGAAGCCGCCGTGATAGATGAATCATGGCTTTCCGGCGCGATGCGTACGCGCAACAGAATAGAGCGTCAGAGCCTGTTTAATGCGGTAAAGGGCAGATATACCAACCCTGCTAAGAATTGGCAGAATGATGATTTTCCAGCCATTACAAGCGCGGCATTTCAAGCGCAGGATAATGGCGAGCGAATCTTCACCGAAATTGATTTGCCATTTACCACGGATGGCGAAGCGGCGCAGCGCATAGCAAAGACAATCCTTCGCAAGAACCGCGAACAAATATCCATCACCATGCCTTGTAATTACAAGGCATTACAGTTTGCGGTGTGGGATGTGGTAAAAGTGAGCAATGCCGCGCGCGGATGGGTAGAAAAACCGTTTAGAATTACATCATTCAATTACGAATTGCGCCAAGGCGTGACGCTTGAACTAAGAGAAGAAAACGCAACGTCTTATGACTGGACGGCAAGCGATGCGGAAGCGATAGCAAGCGCACCGGATACCGACCTGCCAAGCCCCTACGTTGTGGCGGTTCCAAGCAGCGTTGCTTACACGTCGCGCGCGGTTAGCACGGTCGGCGGTGATACCGTTTATAACCTTGTTTTGACGTGGGCTCCTTACAATAACAGCTATGTAAGAAATGGTGGTCAATTTGAGATTCAATTCAAAGAATCATTGATTGCTGAATGGCGGCCTTCCTTTTTCGTCTCGGGTGATTCAACATTTGCCGATATTCCAAACACTTCGCCAAACATTGAATATGATTTGAGAATCCGCGCCGTGAACGTGCTTGGCGTGCGTTCTAACTGGGTCACCATTTTAGATGCGCTTATCGGGTCATCAGGCGGGGTTATCAATTCGCTTGATTGGGGTTCGGTAGCAGCATCAGCAACATTTTTTAACGACTGGGGCGGCGTGGCTGATCCAGTAACATCATTTAACGATTGGGGTTCAGTCGCATGACGGCAACACAAACACGATTAAGGCGCGGCACTAACGCACAAGTCAACGCTATGACTCCGGCGGCAGATGAAGCCGTGGTTGACACAACAAACAATCGCTTGTGTCTTGGCAACGGCTCCACGGCTGGCGGCTTTCCGATTCCCAACTTCCGTGATTTACAACAATCCGCATTTATCACCGGCACGGTAGGCGGCACGGCAAACGCTATCACGCTAACTCTTACACCAGCTCTCGCTGCCTATGCCAATGGCGTGCGGCTTATTTTTAAGGCAACAGCAAATAATACAGGCGCAACCACAATCAACGTAAACGGCCTTGGTGCACGAAATATCTTTAAGCTATCCGGCACATCACTCGTGGCGTGTACGGGCGGCGAAATCGTATCAGGCGCTTGGTATGAAATCATTGATGACGGCACGCAGTTTCAGCTTGCGGGTGGCGTAGGTGGCTCTAGTGGATCTGATCGCCAAACCTTTAATACATCCGGCACATGGACAAAACCGTCTGGATTTCCTTCTTCAGCAATGTGTTTAATCGAATGCTGGGGAGGCGGAGGAAGCGGAGCAACAAATAACTCCGTTATTGGTGGCAATGGCGGCTCAACTAGCTTTGGGTCTCATGTAACGGCATATGGTGGGAGCGGCGCAGCATCTGGTGGTCTATTAGGCGGCGCAGGCGGAGGATTTCTTGGCACAACTAATTCAAGAACAAATGATACAAGCGGACAAGGTTCTGGTCATGGTGGAACTGCGGGGACAGCATCAACCCCCGGATATTTTACCGGAGGTGGCGGAGCGGGAGCCAATTTTTCTAACCCGCCATCTGGTAGCGTTTATGGCGGTGGTGGTGGTGGCAACAACTTATCGGGAAATACAATTGGTGGATCATCTGTTTATGGTGGCGCGGGAGGAAATAGCGGATTAGCGGGAACGCAGCCGGGCGGCGGCGGAGCTGGTACATCTGGAGCCGCTGGTGGTGGTGGTGGCTCTTACGCTTCAGTCTTCAAGCCAATTTCAGAATTATCTTCATCGGAGACAGTAACGGTAGGTGCTGGCGGTACTGGTGGCGGTTTTGCTGGCGGAGCTGGCCGGGTTCGCATAACGGTATTTGGGTAATAATATGAAAGCAGCACTTATCGACCTAAGCACCAACCAAATAGTCAACATCATCGAGCTTGAAAAAGACGCGATATGGGAAGCGCCGCCCGGCCATATTGTGTTGTTTGTGCAAGCCAATATAGGGGCATTGTATGACCACAGAACTCAAGAAATTGTAATGGCAGAGGAACAACCATGACCACCATTCCGGGAACACCTACTGAGCCTTTAGTCATTGTGAAGGGCGCGACATTCGACCCCGTATTCACATGGCGCGATGAAAACGGCACGGCTATCAATCTTACAGGCTACACTGCCGCCAGATTCATGGCGCGGGAGGTTATCGATTCGCCTACAACGTTTATCAGCCTATCGCTCGGCAGTGGCATCACACTCGGCGGCGCGGCGGGAACCATTACCCTAAACATGAGCGCGGCGGCTACGGGCACACTTACTCAGGATAAAGGCGTGTTTGAAATAGATGTGACCGACGGCAGCGGCAAAGTTACCTCGCTGATTATCGGCGATTTGCTGCTTTATAAAAAGGTGGCGAGATGAGCGGCACTAATGTTGTTATAAGAAATCAAGAAAATACAATCACCATAAATCAAAATTATTTGCAGAGCATTAAATCTGCCAACTTGCAACAAGTTGAAATAAATGGCGGTCAATCACAAACTGTTGTCATTGACGAAACAGCTATTCAAACGGTTCAATTGCCGCCACAAATCGTAACGCTGAATAATCAAAAAATAGAAGTAATAACCCAAGGCATACAAGGCGCATCGGGCGGAGTTCAAAGTATCTACGGCAGAACCGGAACCGTAACGGCAC